TGAAAACGGCGGTCAATATTATGATGTTACCCCTGTTGTATCAACACTTACTTTAAGCAATGCTTTATCTACGGGCCGTACTACGTTAGCAGCAAACGTAAACGCGACTACGACAACCCTATTATTTACTGCATCTACTAATTTTCCACCTCAAAATGGCTACGTTAAAATTGATAGCGAGGTTATTTTTTATAATACATTAAGCGCTAATACAGCAACAAACTGTGTACGCGGGTTTAATAACACTACCGCAGCATCCCATACGGCAAACGCTAACGTCTCAAGCGCTTTTGTTAAGATTTTTGATGGTACTAATAACGCTAATACTAGAGATTATCTGATTCTATCTAACTGCGCGGTTTCTGTTGGCGGTTTAGCTAATACAGTTATTAATGGTGAACATCAGGTTTTAAGCTATGGATCAGCGGTTTATTACTTTTTAGCTTCAACCTCAGATAACAACTTATCTAACGTAACCTACTGTACTTCTTCTGCCTCTAATGTGGGTGGAAATGTAACCTGCCAAGTCTTGTGCCATGTAGGACTCGAATACTATGTGAACGGTAATGGCTGGGGCGCTGGTACGTGGGGTCAATACGGTTGGGGAAATGCCGCTCCTTTAGGTGTTAGTGTAGGCGAACAGCTTGTTATATGGACCAATGATAACTATGGTCAAGATCTTGTATTTGCCCAACGCGGTGGACAACTTTTTTATTGGGATGCAAACTTAGGCACATCCTATCGTGGTAAAAAGTTATCAGATTTAGCTAATACAGCATCTTACAGCGGGCAGTTTGTTCCCTATAAAACACTTGAAGTTTTAGCTTCTGATATTCAGCGGTTTGTTATGGCTTTTGGCGCCAATTCTTACGATCCTACAAATCCAACAACGGATTTTGACCCTATGTTAGTACGGTGGTCAGACCAAGAAAACCCATATCAATGGGTACCAGATATTACAAACCAAGCAGGTGAGTTTAGGCTTTCGCATGGTTCTTATATTGTTACTACCATTAATACCCGCCAAGAAATATTAGTCCTCACAGATTCAACTCTTTACTCCATGCAGTATTTAGGGCCACCCTATATTTGGGGCTTTCAAGTATTGATGGATAACATCTCAGTAATGGGTCCAAACGTAGTTATTACGGTTAATAACATCACCTATTGGATGGGTGGAGATAAATTCTATATGTACTCTGGTCGTGTAGAAACGTTACCTTGTGCATTGCGTCAATATATCTTTGCTGATATTAATAAAGATCAATCTTGGCAAGTTTCTGTTGGTAGCAACGAAGGGTTTAATGAAATCTGGTGGTTCTATTGTTCTACTAATTCGGTTGTAGTAGATAAGTATGTCATTTACAACTACCTTGACCGTGTATGGTATTACGGTACATTAAACCGTACTTTTTGGTTAGATTCAGGATTACGCCAAACCCCAATGGGTACGTTCCAGAATGGCGTGGATTCTTTATTGAACTCGACAGGCTGTGTAATTAACCATGAACTTGGTACTGATGATGCTTCTACGGCTACTTCCTTACCTATTTACTCCTATGTACAGTCTTCTGATTTCGATATTGGAGATGGGCATAACTTTGGTTATGTTTGGAGAATGTTGCCTGACGTTAATTTTAATGGCTCAAATGTAGATATGCCAACTGTTACGATGGAATTACAACCCCGCCAAAACTCAGGTTCCGCCTATGGAAGTCCAGCAAACGCCGCAACAATCAGCGGTAATAACTACGCTGTATACCCACAGTATACGGTTCAAGAATTTACAGGCCAGATTTATACAAGGATTCGCGCCCGTCAAATGGCGATGAAGATTAGTTCTGATGGCTTAGGTGTATCTTGGCAGTTAGGCGCACCACGGATTGATATTAGACCAGATGGACGGAGAAGCTAATGGCATCAAACGCTATAAGCATCCGTAATACAATTGCTCCTAACTTACCTATTGGGCCAGTAGAGTACAACCAAAACTATCAAGATCAATTTAGCAATGCATTACGCCTATACTTTAACCAAGTAGATAACGTTACCGGGGCGCTATTGGGGGCTACTGGTGGGCAGTATTTGGGAAATACCTATATATCTGTTCAGAATAACTCCAATGTAACCGCTACGGCTAATACCGCTACGCTAGTTACCCTTAATACTGCTGACTATTCTAGTGGCATGACCTTGGCAAATAGCGCTATTACTGTGTCCCAAAACGGAATTTATAACCTTCAGTTTAGTATCCAAGTTCAAAATAATGACAATCAAATCCACTATGCAGATATTTGGTTGCGTAAAAATGGGGCAGATATAACAGCTACTGCCAGTAGAATTGTGCTTCCAGCAAGGAAAAACGCCACCGAGTTTAACTATGCACTTGCGGCAGCCAACTTCTTTGTTTCTTTAAATACTGGGGATAGTGTTGCTTTGTACTGGGCTACGGACTTTAACTCCGTGTCTTTAGTTAGTTTGCCAGCGCTTACAACCCCCTATGCTAGACCTGTTAGCCCGTCTGTAGTGGTTACATTATCTTTTGTATCAAGGCTATAGACATGATAAAATCAGCAAATATTAAGAAGGACTTCTATGTATTCTGACGGAATAATGGGATTGAACACGCCAGCACTTGGGCAAAATGACGTCTATCCCGGAAGCAACCAAAGTGCATCTCAGTATGCTACTTCTGCACAAACGCCCGTAAGTTCTTCTGCAATTAATGCGGGATATGACCCCAAAACCGATGCTTATAGTGGGCAAATGATGGCTAGAGGTGGTATTGCATCTATACGGCGCTTTGAGGAAGGCGGCCCCACTCAAGGTAATTTTGATGATAGCGGTAGATATGTAGAAGCCAAACCTACTTATTCTAACGATGATAACGGGAATTTGGTTGATAAAAGTGGAGCAATTGTAGCTACTAAAGAAGCTCGTGATGACCCATATATTAGCCCTATTGCAAGTGACCCCACAGAAATTCAATCATTGTTTGATTTAAAAAAGTCAGATCCAAAACAATTTTACAGTACAGTTGCTGATAAATTAGGCAGTACTATTATTGGAAAGTATCAAGGAAATGATAACTACGATAACGAATATAACCAGCTTCAAAAGATTAAAGAAATAGATCCAGCAGCTTATTATAAGAATGAGCTTGGTTTTAAAGCGCATCAAATGGGTTGGCAAGTTGGTCAAAACCGCGGAGAAAGAAACACCGCAAACCAAGAAGCAATTAAAAGCATGATCCCAGAAGCACAAAAAGCTGGTCTTTCTACAGATCAAATTGATTCTATTGTTAGCCAAAATTTTGGGCAAGCCCGCAATCAAAATGTACAACGTATAGCTAATTTGGCTGAAACTGGTGGATCTGGATTTAGCTTTCAAAAAGACGTTCAACCCGGGTTAACAATGCTTGCTTTAGCTGCTGGGGCCGCAGCCGCGCCAGAGTTTTTGCCGTTTTTAGAGGGTGCAGCAGGCACTGAAGCTGGTATTGGGGCTGGTGCTGGCGCAGATGTATTTGGTGGTTTGGCTGGCACTAGTGGATCATATGGTGGTCTTACTGCGGCGGAACAAGCTGCTGCTATTACTGCCGCTACTCCTGCGGCTACTGCTGTACCTACTGGAATTACTGCTCTTGAGGCCGCTAATGCAATACCTAGTGGATCCCTTACTGAGGCGCAATTAGCTAAATTAGCTGCTACACAAGCAGCAGAAGATGCGGGAGCTGTTGTTGGTACTGGACCTGCTCCTGCTGGAAGTGGGATACTCGGAAATACATACGGCGCCCCATCTTGGATAACCCCAACAAATGCTGCGAAAGCTGCTTTAGGTTTAAAGCTTTTAAGCAGTGGGGCTGGAAGCGCTGGTGGTGGATCTGGTGGAGGTGCTGGTACTCAAGCTAGTACACAATCTAGCAACCCAACATATACTACAACTACTTCTACCCCAACTAGAGCGCCAGCTGCACAAAGCCCCGCAATGGTTTCGTTTCCAACCATGAGTTCTAATCAGAATATGGGTTCAGTATATAACCCATATCTTTTTAATTACCAAACAAGAAACGCGGCCCAAGGCGGTCTTATGTACGCTGATGGTGGGATTGCAGATTTAGGTGGATATGCCGCGGGCGGTAAGTTGTTAAAGGGTCCCGGTGATGGAATGAGTGATAGTATTGTGGCTAATATTGGCGGACAACAGCCCGCTCGTTTGGCTGACGGAGAATTTGTAATACCAGCCGATGTAGTAAGTCATTTAGGTAATGGCTCTACTGACGCTGGAGCTAAACATCTATACAAAATGATGGACAAGATTCGCAGAGCTAGGACAGGAAACCCTAAACAGGGTAAACAGATTAACGCAGATAAATTTTTACCAAGGAATTAAATTATGGGATTATTTGACCCAAATCCACTACCATCAAGCCCAACAAGTCAGCAGACCACAAATCAAACGACTACTGGAACAAATACTGGTACATTATCTCCTTATATACAGCCTTATGTTTCTGATTACTTAACCCGTAGTCAAAACTTAATTGCAAACCAACAGACTCCGGGACTATTAAACCAGTCTTATGTTGGCGCAGCTAATTTAAACCTTCCTACTGGATTTGCCCGTGGTTCTTCTTTAGCTCAGGCTGGTGGACAGGGTTCATTAAGTAACGCCCCTATTGCTTTAGAGTATGGCGCACAAGGCGCTGCATATGGCGCACAAGCTCCTAAGTATGGTGAGACTGGTGCAACTATGGGTACAGCAGCAAGTCGTGCTGGAGATGCGTATACAGCTCAAGCTACAAGCCCAGAGTATATGGCACAGTATATGTCGCCATATATGCAGAATGTGGTTGATTATCAAAAACAACAAGCAGTTAGAGACTATCAAATTCAAGCGCCTCAAATGGCTGCTCAGTCTGTAGGTTCTGGTGCATTTGGTGGCAATCGTTTAACGCTTCAACAAGCAGAAGCTAATCGCGGTTTACAGAATCGTCTAGCTGGAATTGAAGCTACAGGACAACAACAAGCCTATCAAAATGCACAACAAGCTCAACAGTTTGGCGCTAACTTAGGTCTTCAGGGTCTTCAGGCTGGTATGCAAGGACAACAAGTTGGTCTTCAAGGACTTCAAACCGCTATGCAAGGTTCTCAAGTTGGCTTACAAGGTGTTGCTGGAGCGCAAGCTGGATATAATGGCGCTACTCAAGCAGGCGGTACTTTGGGTAATATTGCAGCGCAAGAATCTCAAGCTAAGTTGGCTCAGTTGGCTATGCAGAATCAGTTCGGCTTACAACAACAAAATTTCCCCTATCAACAACTTCAATTTGCAAATCAACAGTTAGCTGGACTGCCAATTACTAGCCAGCTATCAACAGGAACAAATCAAGGAATTCAACAAGGAACACAAGCTGGTTCTAGTGGACTGTCTCAATCGCTTGGTCTTTTAACGTCCTTAGGTGGCGCTGGTTTAATGTATAAAGCATTAGGATTTAAAAAAGGCGGTCTTGTTAAATCTGGTTTAAATGACATTCGTTTGCATCAATTATTAGGTTAACTATGAATATTGCTCAATTATCTGAACAGTTAAAGGATGTACCACAAGGTACATTAGTCAATTACGCCCGCGATCCGAATAGCGTAGTTCCTCAATTCTTAGCCTTAGCTGAGATTCAGCGCCGTCAGCATTTACAGAATACGCCACAACCTCCAGCATCTACTGTGGCTGTTGATGTATTAAATGAAGCCGCGCCTCAACCTCAAGTACCACCACAAATTCCCCAAGGAATTCCTCAAGCATTACCTCAACAAATGCCACCACAAATGGCTCTTCCAGAGAACCAGCCCGGAGTTGCTCGGCTACCCACAGGTATGCCACAAGGTATGGCTGGTGGTGGAATTGTGGCTTTTGCTAATGGTGGAGAAGCTGATGATGAAGATGCTGATGAAGAAGATCTTCAGGCATTAAGAGATGAAAATAAAATGATGGCAATGCTTGCTAGAATTAAGGCAAGCACAAGTAATGCAATTGCTGGTATTCCACGAGTTCTTGAATCAGTTAAAGATTCCTTGCCTCGTTCTTATGAAGCAGAAAAAGCTGCAGTAGAGCAAGTCAAACATGCCGGAATTCCTGCTTCTAAAAGAGGCACACATCCATATGAAGCTGATGCTATTGCTGCCGCCAAACAAGTTGGCTTAGATCCAGAGCTTATGCTTCATGCTTTATATAAAGAAACTGGCGGTCATAGAGATCCAGCTAATGCAGTATCTAAATCTGGCGCCTTTGGTCCAATGCAATTAATGGAAGCTGCTGCCAAGGAAGTTAATGTTAATCGTAAAGATGCATATGAAAACTTATTGGGTGGCGCTCGTTATTTGAAAAAACAAGTAGATACTTTTAAAGATCCCACATTAGGTTTGGCTGCTTATAATGCTGGTCCGGGTCGTATATCTGAAATGCTTAAACGTGGTCGCGGAATTGAATCTTTGCCAATTGAGACACAAAGTTATGTTAAGTATTCAAACGGCGGTGGTATTAAAGGATATAGCGGAACTGATCAAGATAGCCTTGTTGGAGAAGATCCATACGGCAAAGGTGAGTTTATGCCAAAACAACCACAATATATAGATGATGCTTATGCTCCATTTGAAAGTACATATAATCCAGCAAATACTGCTGGATTATATGTAGACGATGCATATGCGCCATATTCATCTGAAGATTTATATGGAACAAAACCACCAAAATCATTGGATGCTTTTGAACAGTTTATTGCTAGAAATGCCAAAGAACGAGAGGCTTTAAAATCTGGCTCTTTACAAGATGTGGCTCTTGCAATAATGCAAGGTGGCTTTGGAATGATGAGCGGCACATCTCCCTATACGATGGCTAATTTTGGTAAAGGTGCAGAACAAGGCATTAGTACTTATGGCGCGTTAAAGAAGGCCCGTTCTGCTGATTTGACTGCGTTAGATAAATCTGAGTTAGGCGGATTGCGAGCCAAAGAATTATCTGACTATAGACAAGATCAACTTAAGAGTCTTGATGAAATCCGCAAAGAACGGGCAATCAATGCAAAAGCAAGATTTGAGAGTGAAGATGAAGCTCGTAAAGCACGAACAATAAATGCAGAAGAAAGACTTTTATTAAGTAAAGAAACTGCTAATACAGCAACTGAAACTAAAATTAACACCCAAGTTAATCATGCATTAGAGGCTGTTGCTAAAAAAGCCGCTTATAAGCTGGCAGTTAAAACTATGGGAGAAAACCCTCCTGATTCAGATGAATATATCCGAGCAGCACAAGATATTAACAATATGGAATATAACCAACTCAAAGCTATTGGATTGGAAAAACGTCATGTGCCTTATATTCCAACTCCCCCAGTCCCTAAAAAAGAAGAGCCTGGATTCTTGGATATGCTGAGAAGAGGATCTCAAAATCTATTTGGAACAAACCAACCAGCAGCAAGCCCAACGGCAGTGCCATCTGGTAGAATTTCATTTGATATAAACGGCAATCCAATTAAACAATAAGGGCGCTTTATGGCTATTGAAGCCCAATTATTTGACGGAACTATATTAGAATTTCCAGACGGTACTGATCCGTCTGTAATTAGCAATACGGCAAAACGTCTTACCATGGAAAGACAGCCACAAGCAGAACCAGCATATGACCCTATGACTGGACTTCAGGTAACTGGTATAGCTCCAGCCCAAGAAAAGCTTACTAAAAGCGTTTTAGAGGGTACTACAGCCCCGTCCGATACATTGCCAACGGGAGAGTACTTACCTAGCGCTGGCAATCCTCTGCAACGTGCTTATGATGTGGCAAATCCAGCCGAAAGAGAACGGCTAGCATCGGTAGATCCACGCTTTAAACAAATCCATGATTACTATACCGCTAGAGATACTCAACTTAAAGATCAGCAGTTAGGGTTTACCCCTACTGTTTCACCAACTTTATTTGATACTCGTTTAGAAGCTCGTAAACAATCTTTAATGGAGCAAGGATTGGCTCCAGACTTTGCTGAGTCTACTGCTAAACGCATGGCTGCTACTGGTCAAGGAAAGATGACTCCTTATGGAGAAGTTAAAGAAGCCCCACCAGAATATCAAATAGAACAAGACTACCGACTACGCCCAGAAATGACTGGTATTGAAGAAACTGGTCGTGTCTTAAAACGGGCTGGCGCAAAAGCTGGTGCTGGCATATTACAAGGCGGTGGTGGTATTAATCGTTTTATTGGCGATATGTTAGGTGTAGACACTACAGACACAACACGTACCTTAGATAACATTAATCGTTATACACAAGCAATTGGCGAGCCAGCATCTAAACCAGTTGCCATTCTTGAGGGAGCAATTACTTCCATAGCACAACAACTTCCAGCATTAGCTGGTAGCGTTATTACAGGATCTGAAATCCCAGTATTGGCGTCAATGTTTGCACAGTCTTTTGGTCAAACTTATGATCAAAGCAAAAGACTTGGGATGGATACAACAGACTCCGCAGTTAGATCTGGGTTGTATGCATCATTTGAGGTTCTTGGAGAAAAGTTTGGATTAGGAGATACGCTTAAAGGTATTAAGGCAATTGCTAAAGATATACCTACCAAAGACCTTTCTACATACTTTGCTAAAGCATTAGCCAAAGAAATACCTGGTGAGCAATTAACTTATGCTGGTCAATTTGCAGTAGATAAGGGCTACGGACTTAACCCAGAGGCTGGTTTTAAAGACTTCTTTGATGGCGCAGCAAATACTTTAGCCGCTACCGTTGCTCAAGGTGGAATGATGTTAGGAGGTGGCGCCGCCGCCCAACAAGCTATGAAATATGTTGGCGCTGCGAAAAAACCAGACAATCTTCAAATGCCACGTACATACGAAGAGCTTGTTGATAGAGCAGCAGCCAATGGTATGAATGTGCAAGATCCAGAAGTTCAGACTCAATTAAAAACCTTTTTTGATGCGACCCAGGGTGTACCAAATAAAACAGAAGAGGTTGAAACGCCTCCTGTTGAGGCTATTCAAGAGCCAGCCCCCATAGAAACTGTTCCTTCAGTACCAGCAGAAACTATTCAAGCTCAACTGCCAGAATCCATGTCTATGGATGTTGAAAAACAACTTGCAGAGCTTACACCGCAAGAAGTGCAAAAAGGTATTGAAAAGCCAGCAAGTCCAGAGGGTCAAGTATTAGAAAATATTGAACGCCCAGCTAATCTTTTAAAGTTTAGTTCTGATATTCCAAGCCAAAATTGGCTTCAAGGAAAACGTGATATTTCAAATGAATATGGACGCAAGCCATCAGGCGCTCCAAAAGTATATGGTTCATTAACTGGAACATTTAATCAAAATGTATTAATTCCTATAGATATTTTGACATCCATTCAAGGCGAAAATCAAGAGCAAAAAAATGTTCGTCAAAAAGATTTGGATTCATTAAAGCAAGTTATGGGGGATACTGGAAGACTTCCTCAAAGTAAAAATAATGGCGGAGACTATGTGCCATTTATTACGGTAGCTCAAGATGGAACGCCTTATGTTAATGAAGGCAACCATAGAATTATGGCCGCTAAAGAATTGGGATGGAAATACTTGCCAGTTGAGCTTAAATATTTTAATGGAGCTGAATTAGAAAATGGCCCATTAAATCCAAAGTTAATTGAACAGTTTAATCAACAGGCTATCCAACAAGGTTTTTCTCCAGATAATTATGCTTCTGCTCCTGAAGCAAAAACACAAGCAGAAAACATTGAGCGTTTATCTACAGCACAACCAGTCTTTCAGGGTATAGAAGAACGCGCCCCATCATTGCGAATTGAGTTAAATAGACTTAAAAGATTGTTTGATTCTGACCGCATCTCTCCAGATGTGTTTACTAATCAAGCTATTTCCATTTTAGATCAAAGTAAAATTGAACGAGTTCCAGTACCAAGGAAACGTGGCCAGAACATTATTTTAGAAAAGATGAATGCGGCAGTTCGTAACGGTGAGCTTGATCAACAAGCGGTAGACTTTGCTTCATGGTTTATTAATCGCAATCCAAGTCTTGTAGAAGACTTAGCTATATCTATTAAACAGGCAAAAGAAGGTAGCCCATCTGGTAGCTATCAGGACTTAAGTCGTTTGATGACTTTATATAAAGGGTCTGGCAATTCTGATACTGCGGTTCACGAGATTTTGCACCATACAGAACGCATGATGCCAGAAACAGTTCAAATGGGAATTCGCAAGCTATGGCTTAAGCGTTTATCTCAAGCCGCCAAAAAAGCCGACAAAGGCACAGACAATACTTTAAAGACTTTCTTTAAGAATCTTCTTGATTATCATTTGGGCGGTAACACTCAATTATTAACAGATGCAAAAAGTGCGCTTAATAATGGTTCTGTAGATTACAGTAACTATCAATATACAAACCCATCTGAATTCTGGGCTGTTAATGCAACTGATATTATGGCAGCTCGTTTTGAGGGCGATAAGTCGTTTATTGGAAAGCTTAAGCAGTGGCTTAGAGAGTTTGCTCAGAAAGCTAAAAGCGTATTTGGCTTGGATTCTAATGCGCCTATTATTAATGCATTGAATAGCTTATCTAAAGCTGATGGTAAGTTCCAAAGCCAAAAGTTAATAAGCGAGGGTCGTACCTTTGAAAGTATTAAACGTAGAACATTCAAAGATAAAACTGGCAATCAAATTGTATCTGAAGAAAAAACTCCAGAAATGTATAAGTGGACTTCTCCAGAAGACTCTTTAGTTCTTGGGTTTAGCAAGGACAGCCTATTACGCAACCTTGTAAACAAGAATATTGATACCAAAAGAATACAGGATGCCATAAAAAAAGAAGGCAAAACTATTGATGACCAGTTTAATGTAGAGCAAAAAGAAACCCTTTACCACGGTAAGGTTGCTGGAAAGACAAAAGACTTCTTGCTTGATGAGGTTATGCCAATCATTAATGAGATGCATTCCAATAAGATTACTTTAGAGCAAATTCAAGAATATCTACATATGCGCCATGCTAAAGAGCGCAATGACAAAATGAATGAAATTAACAAGGGGAATTCCTCCTTACAAGATCAGGGTTCTGGAGTTCATACTAATGTAGCAAAAAAATATTTTGAAAATTTAAGTAAAGAAGACAAAACCAAATTTGATGCCATTGCTAAACGAATAGACAACATCATTACTGGGACACAAGAAATTTTAGTTAATTCTGGTGCAGAAGAGCGTTCTTTAATTGAGACATGGCGTAAAACCTATGAAAATTATGTTCCTTTGTTCCGTGAGGATGATGACTTTGTAAGCCCTCCGGGGACTGGTCTTGGTCAAGGATTTGGCATTAAAGGAAGTTTTAGTAAGCAAGCTACTGGATCAACCAAAAAAGTTTCTGACATTTTGGCTAATGTTATTGCCCAAAGAGAGCGGGCAATTGTTCGTGGTGAAAAGATTAAGGTTGGTCAGGCTTTGTATGGTTTAGTACTTAAGAACCCCAATCCAAACTTTTGGTTTGCTTATAGCCCAGATGCTGTTAAAAGCAAAAAAGCTGCAATTCAAGAGTTAGACGATTTGGGTATTAAAGACCCAGAATATGTATTAAATTTAATTGATGCCCCACGCACACCGTATGTTGATAAGCTTACTGGTCAGGTTGGGTACAGGATAAATACAGCCATATTAAGTCAACCTAATGTGTTTCCAGTACGCATTAACGGAAAAGACCGTTATATATTCTTTAGTAATAAAGATCCTAGAGCAGCGCATATGGTTGCTGCATTGCGCAATATGGATGTAGAAACGCTTCATGACTTTGAGAATTTTATTGGCAAAGGTACCCATTGGATTGCTGCTGTTAATACCCAATACAACCCAATATTTGGAGTAGTTAACTTAGTAAGGGACGTAAAAGGTGCGATGTATAACCTTTCGTCTACTGAGCTTAAGGGGCATCAAAAAGAAGTTGCGTCTCATATCATGTCTTCAATGAGGGGAATTGCTGGAGTTATGGCAGCAGAAAGAAACGGCACTGCTAGACCCAATTCAGAGATGGCTAAAATGTTTATTCAGTTTAGAGAAGATGGCGGTCAAACTGGATACCGAGATATGTTAATGCGGAGAAAAGAAGAAGAACAGCTTATCTCTGAGGGATTAAGAAAGCTTACTGATAATAGAGCCAAGAAAATGGCTTTATCAGTTCTTAACCAATTGTCTGATTTTAATGACATTATGGAAAATTCTGTCAGGTTGGCCGCATATAAAACCGCATTAGATAATGGCATGAGCAGAGATCAGGCGGCTAATCTAGCTAAGAACTTAACTGTTAACTTTGATAGAAAAGGTTTACTAAGCCGTAGGATTAATACTTATTTTGCTTTCTTTAACGCTGCTGTACAGGGTTCTGTAAGAATTTATGAAACATTGTTTACAAAAAATAGTGAAGGCAAGACAGTTATTTCTCCTACGGGTAGAAAAATTATGGCTGGTGGTGTAGGCATTGGGGTTATGCAATCCGTAATGATGGCAGCCGCTGGATTTGCAGACGACGATCCTCCAGAATTTATTCGTGAAAGAAACTTTGTTATTCCAGTTGGCGGTAAGAAATATGTATCCATTCCTTATCCATTAGGTTTTCATGTGTTTCCCGGGATTGGCAGAGTTACAACTGACTTTGTACTTAATGGTGGAAAGAACCCAACCAAAGCTTTGCTTAATATTGCAAGTACCTCAATTAATGCATTTAACCCATTAGGTGGTACTGGTCTTGGCTGGCAAACCATAACCCCAACGGTAGCAAAACCTTTTGTTCAAATAGGTGCAAATAAAGATGCATTTGACAGACCAATTTTTAGAGAAGATCGTGCAACTAAACCAACCCCTGGATATTCAAGATCTAGAGAAACTGCCAGCTCTATTAGTAAATTTTTAGCTGAAGCTTTAAACTTTATGTCTGGTGGAACAAAATATCAAAAGGGACTTCTTAGCCCAACTGCTGATGAAATTGATTACCTTGCTGGTCAAGTTACTGGCGGAGTGGGCAGAGAACTTACTAAAACTAAAGATATTATTTCAAACCTTATTACTGGCGAAGAAACTCCGGCTTATCGCATTCCTTTGTTAGGACGATTTTATGGTGATGTGGACTCCAATGCATCTCAAGCAAATACCTTTTATAACAATGTTGTAAAGATGTCTAATTTTGAACAAGAAATAAAAGGACGCCAAGCGCATAAAGAAAGTACCGCAGACTTTATGAAAGAAAATCCTTCTGCTCGCTTGTGGCAAAGGGCTAATTCCGTAGAGAATCAAATTACAGCCTTGAAAAAAGAACGTAAAGAGCTTTATGAAAAGGATGCTTCTAAAGATCAGATTAAACGGAAAACAGACCAAATGATTTCCGTAATGCGGAATTTTAACCAACAAGTTTCTAATGCTGAGAAGTAAGGACTTTCCCTAAGTTCACACATTTGTCTTAATAATCAATGTATTATCGTTTTATCTTAAAAAGATCAACGAGGAAAAAATGGCTAGTTATTTTTTAGATGACGCAGATTTTATTAGAGAGTGGAACATTATTGGTAGCCCCATTAAGTTTGCCACCAAGCATTCTATGGATGTTCGTTCTGTCCATAACAGGCGCAGATCAATTGAAGCCAGACACAAAATAAGCCTTCCTACTCTAAATGATGCCCGCTTTACCCCCCTTAAAAAACTAGAACAAACCATTGGCAATGCCCGTCGTGGCATGGAAATGGAAAAGGGCAGGGTCGTAGTCTTCTCAGATGCCCATTTCTGGCCTGACGATTACACTACGGCTTATCGGGCGCTACTAATTATTATTAAGGAATTCCAGCCAAAAGTAGTCGTAGCCAACGGAGATATGTTTGATGGATCACAGAACTCACGGCACCCTAGAATTGGTTGGTCAAAGAGTCCAACGGTTAGGGAAGAACTAGAAGCCTGCCAAACATTCATGGAAGGCATCCAAAAAGCCTCTGTAGGCGCTAAATTGATATGGACAATGGGTAACCATGACGCTCGCTTTGAAACGTTCCTAGCGGCTCAGGCACCCCAATACGAGGGAATATCAGGGTTTACCCTTAAAGATCACTTTCCTTTATGGGAGCCGTGTTGGTCATACTGGGTAAATGAGGACACCTGCATTAAGCACCGTTGGAAAGGTGGATTTGGTGCTGGTAGGGCAAATGCTCTTAATGCTGGCGTACACATGATTACAGGCCATACCCACAACCTAGCTGTCCAGCCCTTAACTGACTATAACGGAACCCGCTATGGCGTCCAAACAGGAACCCTAGCTGACCCTAATGCAGAGCAGTTCATGGGCTATACTGAGGACGGACCCAAAGACTGGAGATCAGGGTTTACCCTACTATCGTTTGAACGGGGTAGATTAATGCTTCCAGAACTGATTCAAGTATGCGGAGAAGATGAATTTGAATTCCGTGGCTGTATTAATCAAACATGAAACTGACTACTCAAATACTTAAAAATATCTATTCGACTCTGTACTGTTGCGAACCATTTATGAAGTGGTCGTTACCATTGCCAGAGCAGATTAAGTTTGTCGTAGAGACTGACCCAGAGACTATGGGTTCTTACCTTTATGACGATGGGGAAAAGCACGAACATATTATTACTATCTCAGATGCTCGTTGTGGGCATTTGGATACTGTTATACGGACGATGGCGCATGAAATGATTCATATGTCTAGGTCAGGAACCGTATCTGACGCATGGACAAAGCATGACGCTACCTTTCGTAGACGGGCGCATTCTATTGCGACTGAACTAGGGTTTGATCCGCTCGAATTATAAGATATACTAACAACGGGAGGCGGGCTTTCCCTCCTCTTTTAAGCCCAGTCCCACGGACAGCCTCCCAACTTACTTATATTCTTCCTCTGCCATGTGGCAAAAAATTCCGCACTGTATGTCTGGCTCTTGTGGATAGTTTCCCGCAGTTGGTGGCAGTTCATCTAGATATACGTCTTTAAGTACTGTTTGGCTTTTAAATCGTTCAAGTTTAGCCATACGGTCAAACTGGATTGGAAAATCTACTTTAATCTTATTCCAATACCCTTTGCCACCCTTTACACAACCAATGCAATTATTGTTGTGATAACCTAATTTATACATTTCTGGCAACTCTATACCAGCGTTCTGAATCATTGCCAAACAATCCGCTTTTCCTAAACCCTTATCAATTAAAGGTGCTATAGCCTTAATATTATTGGCATCTAAAAATCGGTCATAGCGGTCTTGCTCTTCCATTGTGTACCCAAATACTTGAATATCGGTTGGCAATTCAAACTTAAGCCGAACATTTTTTTTAAGTTTCCTTGTGCATGGGGAAGCCCCCTTGATATTCATCGCAGAAGTTTCAAATGTTTTATAAATAGACCGATTATATTTATCATTCCCAAGGATTAATATTTTCTGACCAAACCATTTTTCACAATCCATTAAAAATCGCTTGTTATCGGGATGTTCTTCTATTACTTCTGTATATGCAATAATAAATTCATACCCCTCCCCGCTAAACTGGGATAGGGCTAACTTTGTGGCAACCGCACTAGCGGCCCCACAGCTAAACCAACAAACTATTCTCATTTTATTTTAATATGTTCGTTTTCAAAAAGCCAACCAATGGTGGCACGGTGCGCACTCTCGAACATCTCAATCCTTTGGTCTTTAGATAACGATTTTCCTTGGTCGAGTTCCGAATGGCATCCAAAACAGAGGGCGGCAATTCTATAGTCCGAACACTTAAGTCCCCTACCTTTACCGTCGCGAAGCTGATTACTGTGCGCCGCAACAATCGTGCCGTTTTGTATTCCACAATTTTGGCAAGGAGATTCTCGTACAATTTCTAATAGCCTTTTATTTCGATACATCAATCATTTTTCTAATATGTTCACCAGCTACATCCATAGGTGTATGGCTATCAAAATCTACAACATAATTTTTAGCTATATGCCAGCCATTGGAATCATCTCTCATTAGTTTTCCGTCGTCCATTAAAGCTTTAGTATGGGCGCCAATAGAAGCTCTACTTAAACCTACATTAATATCAATTGAGAGGACTCCGGGGTTCTTGGCTATGTACTGCAGTATTAAGGCTCGTTTGTCCATTTTGAAAAAAGTGATATGACCCGTCTGGTAAAATTTCGTATTCAGGCATTTGCATACCTGCCGCTTTCAAAGCTAGTATAACCTCTTCTATTTCATCGTTTGTCATATCCCTATCCTTGCTCGTTTAGCGGGCTTTGCAACAAAATCAGTTGCGGGATAAGACCTCATATCCCCATCAGACCACTGTATAAATATACGATTTCCACCCGCACTCCAACATCCAAGTACAGATCTGCCATCTGGCAAATAGGAATAAGCAACAAAAGTATTAGGCATTGACTTACATGGCAAATCTAGTAAGGCTATACCTCCTCCACCCCCATTAGGTATTTCGGATATTATTCCTGCGCTTACGCTTAGGGACAATGGTAGTAATACCGCCATTAACAACATTCTCATTTTGCAGCTCCTCTATAAGTGCATCTGCTAACTCCACCGCTTTTTTTGGGCTTTCAATACCATTAGATATTAATCCATTCATGGTAAAACAAGATGCTAAAAACCGCATATATTGCTGATCTTTATCCATGTTTCCACTCCTTAAACTCATCGTTTAATTGGTTGAGTTTGTTTTGGGCATTAGCATCTGCCTTAAGTTGGGCGCGGGACTCTAATCCAAGGTATTCACAAAGCGCTTCTGCGGCAGTTTCTTCAGATGTTTCAAACACCATAGAACGCTCATAGAGGAACTCTTGGAACTTCTTGTCCCTACACATCATCCCAGCCAATTTAACCGCCCAAGCGCCCTCATAGTCTTTCCTAGAGTGCGGTGTTTCATCATCCGCTAAACGAACCATAACAACCATGTATCTGGCGCCCACAAAATCCCTTAAAATCTCATCTGGAATCTCGTCGGGGTGAATCGCCAAAGTCAATACATGGCCGTCCTTGGTCTGCTTGAGGGCTACTTTCTTACCTTCAAACTGGCTGGTTTCCATACGTCCTTTCAAACGTGATAATTAGTTGCTTTTCAAGATATTTAATAACGCCTTTTAGTTCTAACATTTCAATTAATAACTGATCTCTTTCAGCTTCTAAGTCTTGGTTTTCGCACATCTCTTTAGCCAAAGCTTCCTGAAGTTGTTTGCATAACTTTTCCCAATCTACGGGCATAGGAAGCTCTTCGTAAATGCCGTTAAAAAACTTTTTACTTTCTTTGCTAACATATTTTTTCATTCCCACGGATCTTTCTCCTGAGATTTGGAAGCAGGTGCAGCATCGGACTTTACATAAGTATCTATAGCTAAAGAAACACCTTTCTTGCCAGATGCAAATGTTTTTTTCCAGCCAGAAAGCTTAATCTCAACTAAGGATTCGCCCTTATCCATAAGCTGTTTTAAATAGTCACGCTCAATCTTAATGTAACCATTCATGTCTGGAAACTTTTCAGACTTTTTGTCTTCAGTTAAAAATAGCGTGCCTTTGTTTGGGTATTCCATTTATTACTCCTTAGTAAGTGATTTTTTAGTTGCGGTAAAGTTTGCCATCATATCTGAATAAAACTTCTCATCCATCTCTTTGGCTTTGTCAAACGATGTGCGGTTAACCTTAAATAGATTAGCCACATCATCTACGCTAGTTGCTAGCTGTAATAGTGAGTCACACCCCGTTTTGAGGGATGTCAACCAAGCCTCTCCCTCGCCTGTTGGCTTAAGAGTCCACTCTCCTGGTAACTTTGCTGATACTTTTTCAGATGGAAATAAAGCTGATTTTGATGCAGTACTTAAATCCTCTATAACTATCTTTGCTTCATTCGGTGCGGCGTTTATGGTAATAGACTTTGTAACTGGCTTTGTTTCTACCATAGTTACGTCATTCCCTAATTCAGGCGGGATGTCTTCACCGTTGTAAATATACAAGCCAATTCCGTGGAGAGCAATCGCCTTAGCCAATGCCCTTTGCATCGCCGTGTTCACAGCGAAAGAGTCGGGTTCAGAAATGGGTTTGTTCCGATAATCCATAACAGGCAGTTGTGCAGTGCGAGCTATGTCGTTAGCGACTACGGTACAAAACACCATTACTGTCCCATTACCCCAACGCTGGAACTCTGGATAGAACCAATGTGCCTTTGGGTCAGCCAGTAGTAGCTGGTCAACCGCCCATGCCCAAGATAGATAAGTAAGACCATTCTTCTTTTCTGTGTACTTCGATACATCAATACTGCGTAGTTCCTTGTATTCCATCATAGTCCTCTTTTAATTTCCTCAATGTTTCTACTTCTTTTAACTTCTGTGCATAGTGGATTACTTTATCAATATCCTGTAACCCACCCTTATCCCGCCACCTTGTTATGTATTTAACAATGTTCCCCTCAAGGTAGCCGAGTTCATTAGCAACTATATAATCCCAAGGCTGGATTGCATTCTTTGAATAATGATCTCCACCAACTTGAAAGTTATTAGCCGTCATTTTTTACTACCTTGTTAGCTGGGTGCAATAACCATTTCTTACCTAGGCTTTTCTTAGCTTTAGCCATAGCAGCCTCATTACGCTTGCGCATATCTGCTATCTCCTCGTCAGTCATAAGCCCATAATAAATGGTTTCTTTTGCTGGTTGCCAATCTTTTTCGCCACCCCAAAGTTCTTTTTTAAGATATTTGTATACTTTATTAAACATATTTCCTCCTAAATTTTATTTTTAATACTGCCGTTATCATTTAAAAAAATCAATCCATCATCAGTTTCAACAGAAATTTCTGGATGACAATTGCATTCCTTGCCCTTGTTAATTTTGCACCAACTGTCGTGTGCAACCTGTGGCATTAATAGACCACCTTTAATTGTGCCTTTTTCCAACGCCAACATGATTGTTTCCATGTAATTGCTCATATTATTTATCCCTTTTTAAATAACTTTGATACTGATCACACCATTTATTGACAGAACAATACTCATCACAACGTGTGCGCTCGCCCTGCCTTATTTCTAATGCATATCCAGTTCCTGCTTTTAATAATGCTTCTTCGGCTTCTTGTAAATCCGCATGAACCGATTTTGCTCTTGCTCCACCCTCTTTTTTTACTGCATAACTTGTTGGCTTTTCCCACATATCAACCGGAGTACACAATGGCAGCTCCTCTCCAGCATCTGTAGAAAACTGACCCTCCGAATGAGCATGAATACGACCACGAATAAACTTAAGTCTTTCCTCAAACGGCCAGAGCTTTATATCTAAAACAATGCCTCTGGCTGGTGGATATCCCTCTTTAGATTTTGCATCTCGCTTGTTCCAATTATTAACAATGGCAACAATAGAAAGCTTTGTTACTGGTTTTTTAGCTACTTCCTCAACCAACCATGCATAAATATTAAGTTGCTGTTCCCACTCAACCTTTTCATTCATCACAGCCCAAACACCTACATTCTTCCAATCGCTAATCTCAATGCCATCTGGTGTAACTGTTTGCAGATCAATTGCGCCTGAAATATGCCAGCCATCAATTTCCGCATGAAGACGCTGCTCAATAATATGATTGTCTGCTTTACCTTGCTCGACCATGTAATGCATTGCGGTACCCCACATTGATGGGATTAAATCGGTTACATCAACCTCAACTTGGTCGTCATACTTTTTGCGCAACTGAACAATACGTGGGCTATTAAGCATTTCTGTTGCTGATAAATGAGCTTTACCTTTGGTGTATTTATCACGCCTTGCTAGGTTTACCAAAGTCTCTGGCATACCATGTTTATTGGTAACTATCATATCAAATCAATTCTTGTCATTGTATTTAATCCAAGCTTTCATGGAAATTGCATCAATAATTACATCATCAAGCTTATCAACTGCTTCTTTGCCATTCCTATTAAGCAACAGTTCCTGAACGCACCGCATTGACCTATTAATGTTTAACAACTTCTCTGAATAATCAATCATCTTATCTTCCATATGGGGTATATCCTTGTCTAGTTCCATCGCCGTCATAATAATTTCTTGCGCCACCAGGACTGATTGTTTCATAACCTTTGTAGGTTCCGCTATTATCGTAAACCCCATTACGCTGATTAAAATTCATGTCGCTATTTTTAAAGTTTAGCGGGCTGTTATCCCAATTGGCAGAACTATTATTCCAATTCATATCTGAATTTTTAAAGTTCATAGGACTGTTATCCCAGTTTGTTACTTGTGCCGATGCGATACCACTGTATAAACATACAGCTATTAATATTTTCCTCATAATTTACTCACTTAGTTGCCATCATCCATAAACCTACGTTAGCGCCCGCATAGCAGATGTAACAGATCAACATGGGTATGTTCCCTTTAAGACCTTGCTCCACCGCTATCCAAGCGTATATAAGGCCAGTTAAGATTATTAACCAGCCGCTCATACAGACCTCGGTAAAGTTCCGCTAAAGTTGTAAGAGCCTGTATGACTAAAGTTAGCCCAAGGCGCACAGAAAACCTTAAATCCAGCCATCCTTGAAATCTTGCAAAAGTGATAATCCTCAGACAATAAACGGTTAGATTCCTCGTCAATGCTAGTAGCAAAGAACTCCTTGATAATTTTAACCTTACGGACTACATCAACTGCGTGGTACATATCGTTGGTATAGCTAGGTACTTTATCGTTTAGCGTTTCAAAAACTTTGCGTTTAATTAGCATGAAGCCAGTTCCGCCGTTGGCAATCTCAATAGGTTCATTAACATTACCTGTTGTTTGGGTTTCTCCATGTGCTAAATTAAGTACAAATGCCCCAGTATGAAGGTGTAATTGTTCTGCTGGTACACCGGCTTTAACGGCCTCAGTTACTTGCAGCCAGTTAATTTCTTTCTTTGGGTAAAGGCCACAAATAATGTCTTTGTCTGCCGCAACCATACGAGGAATATCGGCTGGGTTAAAAGCAATATCCGCGTCAATAAACATAAGGTGGGTGGCATCCGTTTCCATAAAGTCATAAGCCATCGAGTTTCTGGCGCGGGTAATCAAGGACTCGTTCATCATAAAAGAGTAGTACATCTGGATACCGGCCTGTCCACATACGCCTACCATCTGCATAATCGCTGACGAATACATGCCTGTACACATACCGCCATACATAGGCGTGGCTACAAATAGCTTAGTCTGTTTTGGTGGCTTTTGTACTTGAATCATTGGTGCTAATTTGTTCTTCTTAAAGCTCATTTCTTTTTTCCTTTAGGTTTATCTTCATGCATTAAATCACTAACCAATAACTCAATGGCCTTGTTTGTTTCATTTAGTACATCCCGCACTAACCACAATGCCCCGCTATGCGGTTGGCTAGTTATATCATCAGCAATAAGCTCAAGAGCGTCTGCGGCGTTAGATATTCTGTTGTTTAACTCGTCAATCTTACAAGCTATTTCCCAGATCATTTCATTCTCCAAGGCAAGACTTTGTATGCATCTTTCATTAATTTGTTTCCTTCTGCAAACATCTTAAATAATCTTTCGGGCGCTCGGTAATTAACCGTAGCCTCTCCTGTGCATCCGAAGGCAGGCAAGGCTGTGCTGGCAGCTTTATAGAAAGGACGGTCTGCGCCCCATTGCCCATAAAAATTGTGCGCCACAGTAACCAAGAATTCGCGGCGAAAGCAATAACAATTAGTATCAACAAAATTGAGAGTACTATCGTAAAACGTCGGACAGCGACCAAGTGATTCGCAATCATCGTCACAAACATATTGTCCTGATTCATCACATATTCTCCTCAAGCTGTACGCCCACATTAAGTTTTTACTTTTAATCTTATTAATCATTGTTTCTACATGATTAGGCTCAAACCAATTATCTTCATCTAAGAACAGAATGTAATCAGCGTTTACCATTAGTGGCATAGCAGCATAAACTCGGTGACCATACCAACCGTTACCGCCTACGTTTTCATAAAGCGGCATCATATTTCCATTCCAATTAGGCGGTACTTGAATGTTGTTAATGGTTAAATTGTCTTGAGCCTTTGCACCATCTACCACAATTAAATGCTCGGTCTCTATCGTCTGATTAACAACACTTTCAATCGCTTTATTAACCGTACTTTTCCCAGTAGTGGGGGTGATTACCATAACTCTCATTTAATCTCCTAGCAACATCTTAATGTCAATGCCGCGTTCTTCAAGCGCCTTGCGGATTTTTTCAATGCCAGATCGTTCTGCGTCCAAAACTGCTTTGCGGTTAATGTTTAACACCTCGGCAACTTCGTCTTGACTCATGTTTAAATATTCTTTAGTTAATTGCATTTTTATTTATCCGCAAGTCCTAATCCATACGCTGCCTGATTTCTGCATTACACAGCCGTCAACCATTTGGTTCTGTTTATACGGTTCTACAGTTACCTTTTGGCAGTTGTTGCTACGCATACTAAACGCTAGAATCAAAGCAATAAAAAGTATGCCAAGACCAATGTTCTTATACATTATTAATCTCTCGTTCTTTAATCATCGCATCTGCTAGCTCATAAGCACGTTTAGCGGCAATCTCGTCCCACTTCTTTTCAGTTAAATCAAACTTCCAATCAGCCGCAATAATGCCAGCCATAATTGATTTAGCAAATTCGTCTCTAGTTTCCATACCATTCCTTTGGTAGTTCTAATACAGGTTTATCGGTTACATTCGGTGCATCTAATGGGTGAGGTAAAACTTCTACAAATCCTAATGCTTCACTTCTATCCTTACGCAATAAAGTTAATTCAAATACCCGTGGCAAAATAAATCCACCAGCATCCACATTCCCACAGTTATTGTTAGGGTGGTTATGTACTACATAAAAATCTTGTGTTAGCTTGGCAAAAAACGTACATACGGTGTTCCAAGCAATCGGATTAAACCACGCATCAGTGTCGTGTATTTCAATGCAGATAATCCTAAATCTGTTTAATGTGTTGCGATCAGTAGTTAGAATGGTCGTATATTCGCCGCCTTCAATATCCATTTGCAAAATGTAATCGCCAAGAATAGCCAATTGCCCATGCATCCATGCGGTTAAGGTCATATTGTTTTCATCGTTGTAGCCATCTAGATACTTCTTAGTAAACGATAACGGGGTAAATCCTTTGGGCGCACTGTCTACCGATCCATCAGCAAGGTGTGAACCAATACCGCGTTTACAAAGGCCAACTTCAAAGCTAGCCGTATCAGCAACACCGGGTGAAAAACAACAGGATATACACTCTAAATCATCGGGAATAAGATAACCGCCATCGTTATCCCCGCCTATCCGTATAAGCTCAAACTTAGTCTTTACGGGGCGCAATGCCTTAACTAATTCTTTTAGTTGATCAATCATATTCTTCTCACGTTATCGCACGACTTACATATACTGCACTTGTTAAACTCAGGCTTTTCGTTCATAGCGATCAGATCAAGTAAGGGTTTACCCGCAAATATCTCGTCATAGGTCTGTTCTAATAGGTTGCCTATAACGTGCTTTAAGTTGTAGTCCATACAGCAAAGAACTACGTCTCCATTTGGTAATAAAACATTGCGGTCATAGAATGGCGTAGAGGCACAGGTTAAAGCGAACTGATGACGCGGAGTAACGCTTAACGCCTGATCACCTACTTGCTCTACCTTAAGGCTATCCGCCCGTGTATGGCCTTTCCAGCCGGGCAGATCGCCAATCATATCTTGAAGATCAACGTGAACCTTACCTGAACCGTCCATAGTCATAGCACCAAAGCCACAAGGAAGATCAAGCTGAGTCATTATCTTTAACGACTCTACCCATTCGTCTGAATATTTCCAGCCTTTCATGTTGCCATTGGAATCGGGTAGGTGAAACATAATTACCTCAACTTGCTTAGGGTGGTCTTCTAACACTTTCTTAACCCTAATTGCGTCTTCATTTGTCATTCCGTACAGGGTCGTGTAGATCGCTATATTAAATCCCATGTATAAAACTTCTTCCAGCATATCGGTACACTTAGGATTCGCCCAAGGTTCGGACATACCTGAAAAATCTATGCGGGTATTCTTTGGTAGCTGGGCAAGAACATGGGTTAAATCTACTGGCTGTAAATACTTGGTCTTATCGCCATAGTTATCGCGCAAGTTTTCTTGCGGACAAAATGAACACATAAGCGGACACCCAACCATAGTTGTTAGCTCCATTACTGGCGAGTGTGGGTGCTGTATGCCGTACTTAGATTTCATTAGCAACGCCCGTCTACATCAAAATCTTCTAATAACTCTCTTATTCTTTTAGGTTGCTTCTTCGTAAACGACTCGGACATACCCAATGCTTTACTTAAGACGGATACAAACCCCTCACCTATTAGCCAGTCCTTGGCTTCTTTATCCAAATCAAGCTCGCAAATAGCTGAACCGTCTTTTCTTTCTTTACGCAGCTTCGTTATTATTTTCATTGTTTACCTTTCTATAATTATTTAACTGGCTATAACCTAACTTGTAGCAAGTGCAATTCTCCAACATGACTTCCTCAATTTTTAAATTTGGTTTTACAAACTGCCCAATGTTTTGGCTTAGATTGTTTGCGTCAATGATTTGTTTTAACGCCTCTATTTCAGCTTGTTGCTGGCGTAGCATGGTGGCTATATCAATTAAAAATTGACCAAAATCGTTTGACCAACTAACGCTAGATTGTTGCTCTAACCAATCAGCTATTTCATTTACGTTCATACAATACTCCTTACAAAAGCAATTGCGTTATCAAGACTTGGCGCTTCATCTAGCAAAGGCCGCTCATATACAGCTCGGTATGCTTCTGTGTTGCGGTCAAAAAAAGAAACGTGTTCTACAAACTGTTCCATATTTCTAATTTCTTGATAATTTAAAAATGCGTTGTAGTTAAAGTCCTCAGCTACCGATGAGTCCCCACTATAGATTGGCACAGTACCGCCCGCGTAAGCGTCAATTAGTTTCTCTGTTACATAGCCGTCATAGACCGAGTTCTCAGGGCATAAGCAGAACTTATACTCAGGCAATATATCAAACTTAGATTGGCGCAATGAGTTACCAAACATCAGACCATAGCCATCTATTGGTTTGTACTTGTTCAATGAGTTGTACAAGTTAACTCGCAGTCCTTCAGGGTTCCCAGCAATCATGGCGCAGAACTTAGTCTTCTGGCTCAAATCAAGAGTGCGCCCGTTTGTTAGGGAATCAATGGATATAAGGTCTTCGTATCCATGATTGTGGGAATTCTGTTTGCGGGGCTTTTGTGTAAATCCGTCCCATGCAAGGCGTGACCACCATAAAGGTAAACGGAAGTTACGTCCACCATAAGTATCGTGATCAAATGAAAGGGAGTAGTTATATCCCATGTAATTAGGACGTACATTCTCGCCAATATACATAATTGTTTTTGCGGGATTTGTTTCTGTATGACCAAAGACGGAGCTAATGATTACGTCAGCGTCATGCGGGCTATGCACATACTTTATGCCATCAAATGCTGCGCTAAAAAAGAACTCAAAGAAGTCCCCGTCAAACGCACCGTCCCAGAAGTTAACTACACATACCTTTTTCATTTTTAATCTTTACCTTGCAAAAACTTAACCGTTAAATACAAAGATAAAAATACAAAAATTGCCATCAAAATAATAGTTATCATGCTTCTTCCTTTGGTGGTTGCTCATATTTTGCTTGAATGTGCCTTAATACTTTGTATGCCTGAACCATCCATTGCCATGATCCATTAATATGATCTCTAGCTTCACATATATAGTATCTATCGTACATATCACCACAATCTTCAAGACCAGAAGCAACCTCTTTAGAGTCTGAAAATACCCTACAACGAGAAATTAACTCATTAATAGAAGCAACATCATTCATGGATATTGGAATAAGTTTTTTTTGATTGCTATGAACATGGGTTCTTCTTTTTATTTCTTTTTTAATCGTATCAACATTCCAATACATTCTTCCTTTAAATTTTCTGTCTGGCTTTGGAAAATTATTTTTTATAACCGCAGTAGAAATTGCAGTATGGCTTTTAAATTTAAAAAGTGTCGTTAATTCTTTAGTCGATAAAAGACTATTTGGCTGCAGATCATTGAACCATGCTGGTTCATCTGCGTGATTAATTGCTGGCATTTGATTCTCCTCTTGATTGAACTATAATGATCCCATTCATTACTGTCAATGCATCTTACTGAATTTAATACAATTATTTTATAAGTGATTACCCTTACATTTCCCTACCCCCCCAGCATAAATAATTATTGGTTGGCCAGCGGCCATCGCCGATATATTTCTAAGCGGGGTATGGAATTCAAAAAGGCAGTACAAGAAGCTTGCGCTGGAATTCCATCATTTGAAGATCAAAAGGTTGAAGTAACAATCTTATTGTTTCCAAGGGACAAAAGACTGTTAGATGTAGACAATGTTTGTAAGGCAATTTTAGACTCCATGAATGGCATTATTTATGAAGATGACCAAAATGTCTGGAAACTAAGCATTGAGCGCCGGCAAAAGATTAAAGGTGGTGGGTGCCAGGTGACTATTCAGCCATATCAAGAAGAAAGTTAGGGTAAACCCTAATACTGTATATTTGTACAGTAGTACATACTGAGGCATTCCTTGGTGGTCTTTTAGGGTGGCTCATATGTCACCCTATTTTTTTACATGAAAGAACTTTCATGTGCAAAAGCTTGCAGCTTTTAAAAAGATCGTGATACACTTGCCATGCAGCAATGGACTTTGGTCAGTTCATTATGTATAATCGACACGGAAAACCCTATACACATGGGGTCTATACAAAGTTTTCTTATACTTGGTTCCGTGATTGACAAATATAAGCGAATGACCAAAATAGACTCCAGTTGTATGGGGTTTTTTCATTTCTGCCGGTCATTCTGGGCGGCATTCAATAAACACCAGCGGAATAGACTGAAGCGCTACTGGGGGTAAGTAGATGCAACAGCGCAATATCGGTGGCGAAGCTAGTGCCGATTCTACGTACGACTGGCGGGTGCTGTGGCTCCAAAAGGGAACAGTTGAAGGCTCACCTAGGTAAGGCTAGGTGCGTCCACCAAAAGAGAACAGAGTGCATACAAGTGGTAAACATATGGAGTGAAAGCGGATGGACTTACGGGAAAGATTGAAAAAAGCAAGTGGGGTAATCCCCGATGCGGTAAATCGTGGATCGGTGCAAACTACGATTAGATGGAAAGAGCGGGCGATTAATGCACTTCGAGTTGCAAATAACCCCAAGTCATCTGAAAGAGAATTACAACAAGCATTAGCAGACTTAACAAGGAACCTATAATGAAACTGTCGCAAATTAACATTGATCCAGATTTACAATTTCGTGTAAATATCAACAAAGAAACCGTTACCGAATATGCAGAAGCTTTGCGTAACGGAGTTAAATTTCCCTCAATTATTCTTTTTCACGACGGCACTAAGTATTACTTAGCGGACGGAATTCACCGTTATTTTGCTCATAAAGAGGCTGGATTAGAGATTATTGATGCTGATGTACGAGAAGGTACACGCAGAAGTGCAATGCTTTATGCTGCTGGAGCAAACAATGCTCACGGATTACCTAGAACACACGCAGATAAACGTAAAGCTGTTTGTAAAATTCTTGATGATTTTGAGTGGTCTGAGTGGAGTGACCGAGAAATTGCCAAGGCTTGTAATGTATCAAATATGCTGGTTTCAGCGGTTCGAAAAGCAATGGGAATGCCAGAAAAAGAATCCGTTAAATATATTCGAAACGGCCAAGAAATTGAAAGAACTATAAAACCTCGCATTGAAGAGATTCCCGAGCCAACCGAAGAAGATCATCGAATTCAAGAGCTTGCTACTACGATTGAAACATTAGCCAATGAGAATGAAAAACTTGAGGCAAGAGTTGCGGTTGTGGCAATGGATGCCACTGACGAGGAAAGAAATGCTGCTCAGGAATTAATTAATGAACTCCAGGCTAAGGTTAAAAGCCAAGAGATTGAGATTAGAGCTTTAAAAGTCAGCAGAGATACTTTTCAAAACAAAAATGCAGAATTAATGAAGCAGATTAACTACTGGAAAAAGCAAGTTAAACAAGCAGCATGATGTTTATTTTTGGGGTTATTGTTGGGACATTAGGGTATATCTCTATACTAAAATTTTTGAAAAAAAAGTAAAGTTTCATTGGGGGAAAGCGTGGTCGGCTCGGCGACCTTAAACAGCCTGTATAGAGTTAAATACTCCTTCACATTACGTGAGTACCCCACCCGAAATCAGGCGGATTCCTGTTAGCAAGGAGCATAAGTGTTAGAGCTACGAGAGCATCAAATTGAAGTGGTAGAAAAGATCAAACAAGGGTTTGAGCAAGGACACACAAGGCAAATGTTGTACGCCCCAACGGGGTTCGGAAAAACAGAAGTAGCAATGGCAATTATGAAAGCCGTTTCCGAAGACTACAAAAAAACTGCAATGATTTTAGATCGTATTGTCTTGGTTGAGCAGACAAGCATTAGGCTTTCAAAGTACGGTATAGAACATGGGGTTATGCAGTCAAATCATTGGCGAGATAGACCCAATGAACGCATTCAGATCTGTTCTGCTCAAACATTGGAGCGCAGACTAAACTTTCCAGATATTGAGTTGTTGGTTATTGACGAAGCTCACATAATGAGAGCCAAGACAGTAGAGTTTATTAAAAATAACCCCCAGATTAAGGTTATAGGGCTTACTGCGACTCCGTTTACCAAAGGGTTAGGGGATATCTATACCCATGTGGTTGGCGCATCTCCTACGGGCGAATTAATAGAAAAGAACTGGCTTGTTCCACTAAAGGTATACATTGCCAAAGAGATTGATATGTCCGGCGTTACCAAGCTGGCTGGAGAATGGAAAGCCGATGATGTAACCAAGCGTGGTATGCAGATTACTGGCGACATTGTTGTTGAGTGGATCAAGAAAACTTATGATGTATTTGGTGGGCCTAGGAAAACAATTGTATTTTGTTCTGGCGTAGAGCATGGGCGCGATTTAGTCAGACAGTTTGCTGAAGCTGGATATAACTTTGTATCTATATCCTATAAGGAAGACGATGAGTTTAAGCGCCAAACCATTGAGGACTTTTCTAGACCCGATACCGAAATTCATGGATTAATTGCTACTGATATTTTGACCCGTGGATTTGATGTTTCAGATGTAATGATTGGCGTATCAGCCCGCCCATTTTCTAAGTCTTTTAGTTCCCATGTCCAGCAATTGGGTAGGGTTATGCGCCCTAATGAATCCAAAGAGTTTGCCTTATGGTTAGATCATTCTGGTAACTTTTTAAGGTTTAGAGATGACTGGGATAATTTATTCAATGAGGGGGTTCAAACCCTTGATGAGGGTAATTACGAAAGCACTAAGCGTGAGCCTACTGAAAAAGAAAAGAAGCAGGCAAAGTGTCCGAAGTGCGAGGCTTTATGGATATCGCAGACGAATGTATGCCTTTCGTGCGGCCATGAGCGGCAATTTATATCTAACATTATAAGCATAGCTGGGGAGCTGGAGGAATTAGAAGAATCCAACCGAAAACTTCAGAAAAATAACACAGACTTTTACTCTGAATTGATGTATTACGGCAGACTTAAAGGTTACAAAGAGGGTTGGGCAGCTTACAAATATAAAGAAAAGTTTTCAGTCTTTCCCAATGGATTAAGAGTAGACCCAAAACCACCAACCCCAGAGACATTGCGCTGGATTAAAAGCCGAATGATTGCTTTTAGCAAAAGCAAAACACCACAAAGGATTGCAGCATGAACGCCCAAGAACAAGAGTTAGTTGATGATATTAACTGGCACTATACAGCCCACCTTGAGGACTCTAAAAGATTTACTAAAGTGGTTGCTGATTTAAGGGATTATGCGCAATTTAGAAGTCCGCTAACCGATTGGGCAATAGATGAAATAATTAAGCATAAGAAGTTTGAAACTTTGCATGAATTTGCTCGGTATATAGAAAAAGCTCACGGAATTAAAAGATGAACTATCTTTCTGTTTGCTCTGGCGTAGAGGCAGCCACTGTCGCATGGCATGATCTTGGATTTAAACCAATAGCATTTTCGGAGATTGAAAAGTTTCCATCTGCAGTTCTAGAACATCACTATCCAACAGTCCCCAACCTAGGGGATATGACTAAATACAAGGAATGGAATTTAAATGAACCAATTGGACTTTTGGTCGGAGGAACTCCCTGCCAATCTTTCTCCGTTGCTGGACTCCGCAAAGGACTTGAAGACCCCCGTGGAAACCTTGCCCTTACCTATGTTGGAATTCTTGACAAGTTTAGACCCAAGTGGTGCGTATGGGAAAACGTGCCAGGTGTCCTCAGTTCAAATGGAGGACGGGACTTTGGTTCCTTCCTCGGGGCGTTGGTCGAACTCGGGTATGGGTTCAGCTATCGGGTTCTTGACGCTCAGTACTTCGGAGTACCCCAGCGACGCCGTCGCGTCTTTGTTGTTGGATGTCTTGGAGACTGGGAATCTCCCGCAAAAGTTTTATTTGAGTCCTCTTGCTTGCGCCGGAATCCTGCGCCGAGCAGAAAAAAGAGGGAAGAAGTTGCCCCATTTACTCCAAGCAGCTTTGGAAACTACAGCGAGGGAGTCGGCACAATCAGGGCAAACGGAGGAGATCTTGGAGGAGGATCAGAAACTTTAGTAACTTTTGATCGTCAGTCCAGCGGTGAATACGGCACTGAGGAAGTAGCCAGTACTATTGCTGCGAGAGACTATAAAAGCGCTAGCGATCTGATTGCCAAAGTTTACGAGACTCACCCAGCGGATAGTCGCATCAAAGAGATGGGCGATGTCTGCCAAACTGTTACCTCGAGATGGGGTACAGGTGGAGGTAATGTGCCTATTGCCTTACAAGATGTATCTGGAAGAGATAAGAAACAGAACGGCAAAGGCTGGTCAGATGATGGGGTTAGTTACACGCTCGATGCGGCAGCAACCCAAGGAGTTGCACAGTCTGTAGTAGCGTTTACAACTGAGCAAACACCAAAAGCTAGTGATGACATAGCACATACTTTGACCCAAACAACATACAAACATAATCAATGTGTAGCTTATAGTCTTAGAGAAGATGCTAAAGCCAATAACTTTAGTGCTACGCTATTGGATGTAACGCCCGCACTTCAGGCCTTACGCCCATCAGTTCAATCGCATCACGCCCAGACTTTTGTGGCTGAATCTGTTGCTTGTATTGGTGGACAACACCCTAATGCCGCAATAGCAGAAGACCAGGCTCCAACCCTAACAAGCGCTATGGGCGATGGAGGTGGTCATGTTCCTATCGTTGCCCCAACTCTGACTGCTAGCAATGACCCAAGCCGTTCGCCTCAGTCTACCGAGATTACAGGTCAAGTGGCCGCAGTGTACGCCACGACAATGGCAGTTCGCAGGCTTACTCCTGTTGAATGCGAAAGGTTGCAAGGATTTCCTGATTTTTATACGGATATTCCTTGGCGTGGTAAAGAACAATCACCCGACGGTCTTAGATATAAGGCTATGGGTAACAGTATGGCAGTCCCCTGTATGAAATGGATTGGACAACGAATTATGGAGATAGACAATGACCTTTGAATCTTTTGCTGAACAACACGGTTTAATCATTCAAGACTTGGTGCATGATCGTTGGGCTAGATGCGCCACAGTAGACAAACCAAATAAGCGTAATGGTGTTTATATATTTGATGGCAAGAGCGGGGCCGTTAGAAACTGGGCTATGCATGAAAAGCCTATTCCTTACTTTAACAACGA